ATTGCCCCATGCCTCACGGCATCCCGGCTCTTCAGCCGCCGCATAAATAAACGAACGGTAAGCCATATCGTTGTTGCCAAGATGATGGTAGCAGTAGGCCATTGCAATCCAGCTTGTTGCTTTACGGTGCCGCAACACAGGCCGCTGGTCGTCTGCTAATGCTCGGACATAATAGGTGTAGTCAACAAGTGCCTTGGCCCATTCTTTCTTTTGAAACATCTCGCCAGCCCGTTGCAGTCTTGCATCCAGATCGTTTGGGTCTTCTGCTATTAACTCATCCAGCGCACCGCTGTAATGCCGTTGCTTGCCGTCTTGGTAATGCCGCACCCAAATGTCGGTGTCGCAGTCTTGAAGCTGAACGCCGGGTAGAGGCCGAATGACTTCGTGAATCTTGCGATGCCACTCAAAACCTTGTCTTGCATGAAGCCGAGTTCTTGGTGCTGTCACCGCAGGGATTGTCTTGGCTTCGTCTTTCCATTCAGCAATGTATTTGTAGTTGCCAATGTTGCCATGCCATTGCGCTTTTAACTTCGTCTGCCAGCCCTGCTCAATCACCTCGTCCATGTCCAACGAAACACAAACGTCGGTCTTGCTCGGCACCATTTCTAGGGCCACATTACGGGCCGTATCAAACCGCCAAGGGGTTATAACTTGTTGTTCGACACTGGCCCCGTGTTGTTTAAGAAGGCTAACTGTGTCGTCCGTTGAGCCTGTGTCAAGAACATAGACAGGCGCACCGTCAGCGGCCTTCATAAAAGCCGCAACATTATGAACTTCGTTTTTTGCGATGGTGTAGATGGCTGTTTGCATATTAGTTGGGGCTAAAAGCAACGCCTCGACCATTACCCGCTAATGTATAAGTTGCAGCTAAACTAACAGAACCGGGTGTCGTGTGGTCTAAAAGAGTAAAGAAGGGAGAAGCGTTGTGCGCTACAGCGATGTACTCATCAGAAGGACTAAAAGCAGCGCTGTTACCATTGCCCGCTAGCGTGTAAGTTGCAGCTACGGTAACCGTACCGGGAGTAGTGTGGTCTAGAAGTATGAAGTAGGGGGCGGCGGCGAACACTAAAGCGATATAGTCGCCTGATTGGCTAAAAGCGGTTCCAGTTCCAGCACCATTGGATAACGTATACGTTGTTGCTAAACTAACAGAACCGGGAGTAGTGTGGTCTAGAAGAGTAAAACCGATGACATTGTGCGCTACAGCGATGTAATTACCATCTGGGCTAAAGGCAACGCCATCACCATTACTTGGTAGCGTATAAGTTGCGGCTAAACTGACTGTTCCGGGTGTGGTGTGATCAAGAAGAGTAAAATAGGGCGCTACAGCGGTGTTTGCAACAGCTATGTAATTACCATCTGGACTAAAGGAGACACTTCGACCACCACCCGTTAACGTATAAGTTGTAGCTAGGCTGACTGTTCCGGGTGTGGTGTGATCGAGAAGAGTAAAACCGGGAGGGGAGGGAGAATTTCCTACGGCGATGTAATCACCTGATGGACTAAAAGCAGTTGTAATCGCACTATTAACGAAAGTATAAGTTGCGGCTAAACTAAGTGTTCCGGGGGTCGTGTGGTCTAAAAGAGTAAAATATGGAGCGAGAAAACTGTTCGCTACAGCGATATAGTCGCCTAATGGGCTAAAAGCATTTTTTTGACCACTACTTTCCAATGTATAAGTTGCGGCTAGACTGACCGTTCCCGGAGTGGTGTGATCGAGAAGAGTGAAAAAAGGAGAGGTTTCATGTGCTACACCAATATAACTTCCACCCCCTGCACCGCCAGCCGCACCAGCAGCCGCTTGCAACATTCCTGTTAAGTCTGCCATGTCAGTCCTTAAGGCGATTTAATGTCAAGGCCAGCTACAAACCCTAGCCATGTTGTGCCAGCATCCCTAGTGGTGAACACAAGCTGATCCACGCCAGCAGCAGTCAGTGTTGGTGCTACACCACCAGGCCAGTCCACAGCAGCAGGCCATGTGGCTACAAACGCACCGCCATTCGTTAGCTCCAGCACAAAGGCACCAAAGTCACCAGAGGCAGGGGGATCAGAGAAGGTAAAGGTACAAGCCTGATCCAAGGTTGCACTGAAGAAGTTAGCATCATTGAGATCCAGCGTCCTGGTCGCACCTGTGTTACCTACTGCCTGCCCTTCAATTGCGTAGTCTTTGAGTGTAGGCCTGCTGACAATCTGATCTGCACAGGCCAGCTCGCCTGCCATGGTTGCACCCGTCAGTGTCGGGTTTGTACCAAACACCGCAACGCCTGTACCAGTCTCATCGGTCAAAGCAGAAAGAAGATTGGCAGAGGATGGCGTGGCCAAAAAGGTGGCAACACCCGTGCCTGGCGTTGTAGTGGCCAGGGCAGATAGGCCTAAGTTTGTCCTAGCAGCAGAGGTGTCTGTAAGGTCTGAGAGGTTATTGGTAGCCACCAATGCACCAGCAAGGGAAGCATAGGCAGCCACCCAGGCAGCACCGTCATACACCTTCATTACATCATTGACCGTGTCAAAGTAAAGATCACCGGCCTGCAATGCACTGAGGTCATTCCTGGTAGACGGGTCAGAAGTCTTAGGCCCAAGGTAGACATCTGAGAAGTTTGTGATGTCTGCCACATTGGTGGCCACAGTGGTGACATCCGAACTGATCCCAGCCACGGTGGTGACATTCGCACTGATGTTTGCAACCGTTGTGACATTAGCTGATATACCAGCCACTGTTGTCACATCCGCACTGATTCCAGCTACCGTGCCTATGTCTGTGCCATCGGCTGCCACTGTCGTCACATCTGCGCTGATGCCAGCCACTGTCGATACATCAGCGGCAATGCCTGCTACTGTGCCAATGGTGTCCGATCCAGCCAGGTCTGCAGCCACCGTGCCAATGTCTGTTGCATCCCCGGCCACAGCAGTAACATCCGAGTCAATCGCAGCCACCGCAGTCACATCGGCAGAGATACCGGCCACCGTTGCAATGTCTGCAGCATCGCCAGCAACCGTAGTGACATCAGCACTGATCCCGGCCACTGTCGTTACATTGGCACTTATCCCAGCAACAGTCGTGACATTTGCAGCGATACCCGCAACAGTCGTGACATCAGCACTCACGCCTGCCACTGTGGTTACATTAGCTGCGATGCCCGCTACGGTGGTTACATTAGCCGCAATGCCTGCCACTGTAGTGACATCCACCACAGTATTCACCACCTCTGGATCACCCGTGCTGGCATTAAACGACAGGTATTTGCCAGCCCTGCTTGCCTTCACCGGCAGGGTCATGTCAATGGTGGTCGGGTCAGTGACAGGTGCCTGAATAGATCGAGTGACTGCCTCTGAGTTTTGCTGTGCAAAAATTGTTAAGCTGTCCAGCTCAGTGTTAACGGTGTTAGCAAAGAAGTCACCACCCGTCACAAAGTCTGTGGTGCGCTCAATCGCCCTGGCACCCACAATGGTGATGTTCGATGTGCCTGCTGTAAGCACCAGCGTTACAGACCCTGTGCCATTTGGGTTAATCGTGACCGTGTAATCGGTGGTCAAGGTCAGCAGGGTATCTCCCTTATAGACCTCGATATCGGTGGCAGCCAGAATCTCGAAGGTAAAGGCGTATGGCCCCGTGCCTGATGGGGCAAACACCGTGCGCCTGGTTACATTGCTAATAGGTACGGCCATCGCCTAACTCCTTTAGATAATTAGATTTTACGATCATTGCTCAAGTCTTTGAAGTGTTTTTTGTGACAGTGGCAGTGCCCTTGGCAGCTTGCCTTCCTTCTTCTGGAACTCGTCACGCTGTTCGATCAGACGCTGCAGCTCTGGGAACTCCATGATCATGAGCTGCTTGGCCATAGACTTATAGACACTGTTGTAGCTCTTCAGGGCATCAAGCTTCTCACCCTTCTCCATGCCCCTGAACTCTGCCGTGTCAGCATCCACGGTCATCTGATATTCCTCAGAATTGATCAGGCCCATGAGGAACTGCGCCCTGGTGGGATAGTCCTGCTCCAGGTCTTTGATGGCAGCAGCCTTCTGCTTTTCGGTCATGGCAGCCACCTCTTCATTGCTGAACCCGGCCAAGGCCTGCAAGGCAAAGGCAGATCGGGTGGGGTGGTTATACAACTCCTTGTATCTTTCAAACTGCTGGTCATTGAGCTTAATCATGGATTCGCCCATGCTCTTGCGTAGTGGTTCAAACCCAGCACCCAAGGATTCCAGTTCGGTGTTAATCGCATTGAATCGCTTGGTCTGCACCCGCATCGGCAGGAAGGTGGTGAGATCACCCGTGCCAATCTGGACAGGCTCAAACCACTCGTTGTGCCGCACAAAGGTAGCATCCGAGAATAAGGGGTTCCTGGCCCGTGCCTTCTGGATAGACTCATAGGCACCACGCAGACTGATCCTAAAGCCAGGGCCATCGAGGTAAGCATACTGATCCTCGGGCAGGGTAGACCTGGCAAAGGGGTTGTTGTATCGCTCCAGGGTGGCAGCCAATGACTGTGGGTATAGTCCACCAGTCACCATGCTCTGGCCGACATTCATGGCAACATCGGTGACTTGCTTCTGCAGCAGCTCTTGGATGCGCTCAAACTTATCGGCAGCCGGGTCAAAGCTTGGGCCTAGTGTGTAGTTCAGCTCCGAGACAAAGTCGATCATGGGGTGTGTCTCGGTCATGTAATGGAAGGTGGCTAGGCTCATGTCCATCAGCAGATTCTCTTCTGCCTCTGGATCGTCCATCTTCAGGATGGTGTCACGGGTATCTGCCCAGCCTGCCAGGATTCCAGAGATAGGATCGTACCTGGCATAGCTCACCCACTTGTAGCTGCCATCAGGCTGCTTCACGCCAATCGAATAAGGGTCATGCTTCTCCAGCCAGCGGTTACGCTCTGTGGGTTTGCTTGGGCCATAGCCTGTAAAGATGACATCCTCGCCCGTTGCATAGTGGGCAGTCATAATGCTGGTGCCGATCATCGACCCCATGCCGAACTTGGCCAATGCCACGCTGCGCTCGGTCTCTGTGTCAGGTGCAGTAATAGCCTTCCAGAACCTGGGCATGATCACGGCCAGTGGTGTGCGCTCCTGAATGCGTAAGGCAATCTGCATGGGAGTCTTGAAGAATGGGAAGCCCATAAGCTTGGCCACAGGGTGCGTCATCACCTGTTGCGCCCCAGCTAAGAACTTGCCGGGCAGATCGTCTTGGAAGGTGGCAATCTTGGCAAACTCGGCAGCCTGGTCGTAGTTGGCATCTGAGGCCATGGCACGCTGATAGGCATCCCGTGCCAGGTTCGTAGCATCATCAACCGTGCCACCTTCATCAAGCTTGAAGTTGAAAGCCTTGCCTGCCTCGTAAGAAGCCTGCATCTCCATCTCCATGCCACGCAGTAAAGCCTTATAGGTCTCGTCTGTGGTGGTCAGGATGCGGAAGCCTAGCAGCCTCATGCCCTGGCCCCAGTAGTCGATGGTCTTGCCAAGCATGGTGTCAGGTGCCACGCCAAAGTTTTGTGGCGTTACAGCAATCCGATCTTGGTCAAACTTGCTAGTCATGTCCGAGGGCATCTCAGTCTTCCATGCCCTAGCACCGGCAGCAAGTGCCTGGTTGAAGTATTTGGGCATGGCACGCAGACCAGACATAATCGCAGCAGCACGCTCTTTGTCACCCGTAAACTTGGCAGCAGCGTATCGCTCGGCCAGCATCATGCTGACATGGATAGGCGTGCCCAGGAAGTTATAGGCATGGGTAACCGGGTTTGATACCAGGGAACTGGTGTAGATCTCAGCCACAGAGTCCAGGGTTGCCCTGCTTAGTCGAGCTGCAAAAGAAGCCCTAGCATCCTGATCTGGCAATGCTCGGAAAGCCTGCAAGGCAAGCTTGACATTGTCAGCACCACCCATCTCTGCAAGCTGATCCATGGCAGAGGTCACGGGTGTGGCAGTAGCAGGCATGATGCCCTCTTGCCCAGGCACCGGGGTGGCAGGCCCAGCAGCAGGCCTAACCTGTTCTACGATGGCCTGCATCCTTCTGACCCTACCCTCATCAGGCCCAGGGATCATGCGCCTTAATGCCATGCCACGGCCATAATCAGCAGCATTGCCCAGCTCGGCAGCATTGACATAGCCAAAGGTGGTCATAAGCCTAGTGGCCTTGAGCATCTGGTCTGGGTCATTGCTCTCCAGGGCCAGGTCAATTTCCTTGTTCACCACATTGGCCAGGTCAAGCCTAGCAATCATAGCGGCAGCAGACTCCACATCGGTAAAGGGTCTGTCCCCGGGCTTGCGGTTAATCAGCATCCTTAAGGCCTTGCCTGCACCCTCGACTACTAGAAATCGCTCGGCCTCATCAATAATGTCTTCAATGGTTCTGCCAGCCCTGCGCTGCACATCCACCCAGTCCTTCCAATGCTCGGTGGCGGCCACGGCAAACTTCTTAACATCATCCTCAGACCTGAACATATCCAGATTGGGCCTGACTTCTGGTGGCCTACCAGCAACCGGGGCAGTCTCCATAATCTCCACAATCCTCGACATGGTCTCAGCAGACTCAGGCTGCACAATGACCTTATCGCCCACCACACGCACAGGTGCAGACTTACGCAGCTCTTTCTTGACATCCGCAGGGATATCGCCTGGCGTTACCTCCGGGGCATCAGGCGTGGGCTTCTCAATGCGCTTAAGCGGATCAGTGACAGCCGGTGGCTCAGTCTTGGTGATTTCCTTGATAACTGCGCCCAGACCTTTGAGTGCCTCAAGCTTGCCAGCCACTTGCACGCCCTCCTCGGGCATCACGCTGACTGGTGGCTCAATGGCCTGCTGGTCTGTCAGTACATTGCCGGTCTCGGTGGTTTCCTCGGCAGCCGCAATGGCCATGTCGTCAATGCGCTGATCAATAGGTTTGACTGCCATTAGTTAGCTTCCTTTACTTTGCGTCTGCGAGTTGTTGCCCTACCAACTTCTTTTGCGCCACGGGCGGCAGCTCTAGCAGTTTCGGTAATTGTCTGGCCAGCACCGCCAATTTCACCGACAAACTCAGCAGTCCTGGCTGCCTCTACCCTACGCTGGTCTGCACCCTCGGGCACCAGTGGCCCAACATTGGTGTCTAGCCATTGCTTTACATTCTCTGTGGTGGGCAGGATGGTCTTGGTCTCAATGCCACGCACAAACGCATCCAGCATGGACTCATCAGCACCACGGCCAATCAATTCCCTGATACCGTAGGTCAAGGCCTCAATATCACCAGGCAGGCCTATCGTGCCCTGTATCGCACCCTTCAGTAAGCCAGCAGGAACATCGGCAATGGTCTCGCCAAGCTGTTGCAGACTCATGGGTTGCGTACCTTCAGGCTCAGTGCCACCGGCCATCTCTGTGGCCATCTGCGTCAAGTCATCAGCTTGGGCAAGGTGGATCGCTTCAGACCCATCACGCATGACATCAATAGGCTCGGCAGACTGCCGGTTGACCAGGGCTGTAGCGTACATTTCGTCAAGATTATTCATCATTGCCCTCGGTTAATGCGTTTGCCATTCTCGTCAATAATCCCTGCCTTCACGGCATCTAGAAACTCAGTGCGCTGCTGCACCAGCAGATCATAGGTGGCCGTGTTCTTGGTGCGCTGGGCATTGCGTATTGCATCATCAAAAGCAGCGGATGACTTGTAAGTAAAGCTCTGGATCTTGGCAAAAGTCTCATTGTCAGAAGCTTGGGATGAGATGCGCTTAGTCTTCTCAAAGTTGCGATCAAGAAAGTCAAAGACATCCACATCTGGGTTGCGCCTGCGCTCATTAAAGAACTTGACCTTAAGGTCAGAAATAACACGCTCCTGCCTTGCACGCTCGGCACCAGGCACCAGCACTGCACCACGCATCATGCCAAGCTGGGAAGCAGCCTGGTCAACCATCAGATTGATCTGCTCATCTTCCATGGCCTTGGCCGCATTGATGTACTTGCTGTAGCTTGCCTGGGTAAGCTGGCCACGCAGGGCAAAGACCTGATCCACGGTGACCTTGGGGCCATAGGGATTGTTTAGCTTGCGCTCAAGGTCTGCCACCACATTGCCATTGTCAGTGGCTGCAAACACGCCACCGCCCTCGGCCATAACCTTTTTCAGCTCCACATACTTGGCACGGTCTAGGTAGCGGATGTTATCAAGAATGCTGTTCATGGTTGCCTGGTCATTGTTCGCCAAGGCATCTGCAAAATCCACCTCAAGGTCAAGGCTCATGCGCTGGCCTTGGGCAATGCGCTGCTCTTCCAGGGTATTGAAGGCCGCAACCTCTTTGCGTGCCGCATCCAGCATGGCCATCCTGTTAGTAGCACCAGGTGCTACCAGCGAGTTAATGAACTCGTTATTGGTCTTGCCCTTGCGGATCTGATCAAAGGCTGCAATCGGGTCTTCTGCACCAGTCACATAGCCTGCCACTAGGTTTAGCTTGAGCTTCTCGATGTCCTTGCGGAACTGGGTGCGGTAGCCCTCGGCAGCCTCACCAGAAACCATAACCCCAGCCTCTTCATAGAATCGCTCTTCCAGTGCCCCAAGGATGTCATAGATATTGGGATCAACTTGCTCTTTGGTCAGGAAGTTGTTCATCACGGCCAGGGTGGCCTCGTAGGTTAGATCTGTCTTGGCACGGTTAATCGCTTGCCTGCGTTGCAGCTCAACCCTAGCCACCTTGTCCACCACGCTTGAGCCAATCGTGGCCATGTTGGCCCTAAACTGTAGCGAGGCATCAGGGTCAATTTGAGAGAGTGCAGACCCTGCATTGTCCATAAAGGCAGTGAGCTTGGATGTGGCTTGCTCAGTATCGACTTGGCCCTGCTCGGCCTGAATCATCAAATCGTTAGCAAGTTTGCGTCCTTCTGCTAGTACATGACCAGAAACCTCAATTGACCTAGCCTTACGCACCGCAGCAGAGAACACATTAAAGGGTGACCCGGTAGCCAAGTCTGATGGCATCTCGCCACGCACCATGGCATCAAGCTGATCCTGCGTGACTGCGTTCTCAATCACATACTGCCTGCCAGCCTCCTGGCCAAAGGTCTCGGACAATCCAAACAGAGTGTTACTCATGCGATCAATGGACTGTCCCAAGGTCTGCTGGTAGTTAGCCTGCGCTTGAAAAGCAATGTCGGGTCTACGCTGCTGGCCGAAGCTCACGCCTGGTGTCGCAGCCCCAGGCACGCCTTGCACCTGAGTTCGATATCCTTGGGTTCTAGTTAGCTCGGCCATCTCAAGTCTTCTTTGTCGGTGTCAATGCTTCAAAAGGGAAAGTCTGCAAGAACTTAATACCACTCTGAGCCATTTGCACACCACCCAGCAAGCCACCCTGTCGAGCAGCCGCAGTACCTGCTGTCGTCATTGCACGGGCATTGGAGATGGCAGCCTCACGCTCATAGAAGGCAGAATCATAGCCAGCCTTTAGAATGTTAGTGGCATCCTCTAGCCCGAAGATTCGAGCAGCCAGTGCGCTCAAATCCATCAGGCCAATATCACGGTAGGTGTCCATTACATTGGCAGTCTGCACCGCCATGGCCGAACCCTCACCAATGGCCACACCGTTGGCAGCAGCCCTAGCTCTAGCAGAGGCATTAGCCTTACGCAGATCCGACAGCAGGCGATTAGTGGCCACCTTGTAGTTGATGCCCTCCATCTGCGTCTGGAACTGCTTGCGCCTAAACTGGATGTCTGCGTACTCAATCTCTTTGTCAGCACGCAGGCCAGCCAGGCGAAGATTCTCTTGGGCTTGAGCTGCATAGCCTGCCTGCTGCAGGAACCCAGAAGCTCTCTGGGCGTAAGCAGAAGCTTGGCCTGCAAACAAGCCTGCAACCGAAGTGGCCCCGGTTGTTAACGCTCCTAGTGTTGCTGGTGATATCGCCATTTATGTCCCCTGATGCACGGCCACTTTGTACTCTAGGCCTAGTAGATTCATCTTCAATGGCAGGGTCTGGGTTACCGTGATCTGCGCTTCCCTTGCATAGCCACGCACCGCATCCAGTCGCTTGATGCCACTGAACTCAGGCACAGGCTCATCAAGCAGCTCACTGCCAAAGTTTCTAAAGGGCACAGGTTGGTCATTGATGTTGAGGTGCTGGCTTTCATACACAATGGCATTGACCTGGGAGATGCGCTTCTTAAACGACACCCGAGACCCACTTTGCAGTCGCAGCTCTACAGGCATGGTCTTGGCCGTAACTGTAAACGGCAGGCCTACCTCGTAGCTCGTAACTGATGCCCGGTCAAAGGTAACCTCTCCGCTGCCATCAACAGTCTCATTGGACTGCGGCACGCCATCGGTGATCACATTGAGAGACTTGCCAATATGGGGTAAACCCGTAGCACCCGCTGCATTGGCACCCGTAAAGGCACAGTCGGTAAATCGGTTGTAATCCAGCAGCTCAACAAAGTACCGGGTGGTGCCATCAAAGACCCGCTTGGTCACCACATAGATGTCAGTCACATCCACGCCAACATCGAGAAACTCACCATCGGTGGTGAACTCGCTGGGTGCAATCACATTCTGGCTACGCAGAATCGAGTAGACCGCCATGGTGCCATCGTCATCATTGGTCAGCAGCAGCAGATCACCCTGGTCAGTCTCGGTAGCCTTGTGCAATGCCATGCGCTTGGGAGTCTTGAGCAGATGGCCAGACAGTAGCGAGATGCGCTGGGTGATGTAGGTAAGCTGGGCATCAGAGAACAAGAACTCATTAAGTGCCTTGCCCTGCCGCTGGATAAACACCGTGCCAGACTCAAAGGCCTGCACTCGGGTGCCAGGCTTCATGCCATTCCGACTAACAGCCTTAAAGATGAAGTCCAGTGGCGTGATCGGTTGCGATCCAGACTGCGGCACATAGAACTCACCACCCGTAGTAAAGACTTGGAAGTCACGGCCAGAGATCATGTCAGTAATGACATTGAGCTGGTTCGTGTCTAGCGTAGCCTCTACCGCATCATCATCGAGATTCTCTTCAGGTTTGAAGTCAAAGAAGATACCGACCTTGGAACCCCAGATCGTTGCAGGCCGAGACTTGGAGCCACCAAAGTAAAGCCTGCCCTCATGGAAAGTGGCAGTCCTGGGCCAGCCCCGAGAGGCAGACCAGACATTTTCGTATCCCTGCTCCAGCTCCCAGTTGCCATTGGCAATAGCAACAGCACTAAAGAAGGGATACTCAACAATGGCATTGACCACTGTGGCTGAAGTAATGCTGATAATCCTAGCCCTACCCTGCGGCACAGCATTCACATACTGGCCAACCTGGCTAGCCACAGAGAATGTCGAGGTGTTGTCAGGTGTAGTGGCAAACGCTACAGACACCGTGGCCACCTTGGTCGAGCCAACATAGTCGGAGATCACTCGCACCTGGCCAGACCCTGTGCCGCCTGTAATCGTGATGGTCGAGCCGTTGTAGATGTCATCAGTCGCAGATGCGCTGGCATCCAAAGTAATCGTGGTCGATGCCCCAGCTTGCGCTGTCCCGGTGCGGCCATCATGGAACACACTAGCAGAACCAGTCAGGGTGATATTGCCACTGACTGCGCTGGGCGTTAATGTGCCCGTGGGATTGGTGGCCGTGATGGTAAAGGCATAAAGCGGCACACTGTCAAAGGTAATCGTGCTGGCAGTCCATGCCGCATCATTTGCACCCCGGACAATCCGAGTGGGCTGCAGATCAGGATGCACAACAATCAGCGTGTCAGCAGACTGCGTCCAGCTAATATCATTGAGCATGGCCGAGGTAATGCTGGTGGACAGGTAATCATTAGCTCCACCGTTGATGGCCGTAACCACAGCACCATTCTTGATGACATACATCCGCTGGTGAGTAAACGCCAACATATAAGAGTCATCAACATTGAACTCAAAAGGAATCAGTCGCACACCATTGCCAGCCGAGTCTGTGCTGGTGTTGGGCAGCTCTAGGATGTGCTTCATGCCAGGCCTGCGCTTCAGACCACCCTGGGGCTGGATGACCACATTAGTGGCCTGCTCCAGGGCATTGTTGTACTGGTCGAGATCAACCCTCGCACGCAGCCGGGGATCAAGCTCACCCGTGCTGAAGTTGGTCTGGAAGGAAACAAAACGGGCCACTAGAACCTCGCATCCGACAAGGCATAGTCTTCCATGACCTTGGGTGGCTGGCCCTGAGAATCCATCTGGATCGCCTGCCTGAAGTAACCACCACGGCCATTTTCTGCAACCGTCCCCACTGCCACCTGTTGCCAGTATTGCGTCTTGTCCGTCTGCTCAGTCACCGGGTAGGCAAGGTGCCAGGCCATCGAATACTTGAGCAATTGCACAAAGAACTTGGGCATTGCAAATTCAGGGGTCTGATAGGGGTAGTCAATGAAGATCTCTTCTTCATTAGTCATTAGCTTATCGCCAATGATTTCCCACTGCTTGATCGGCAGCTCATTGATCTTGTTGCTACGGTAGACCGCCCTGGGGTTGCCCAAACGGTCACCAGGCAACTGATACTCATATTCCCATTCATTGGTGGGTGTGGTGACTAACTTGGCAAGCTGCGTCTTCTTATACGCAAAAGACCAGGGATACATCATCAGCATCATGTCACGCACATCTGGGTACAGACGGTCACAACTGTTGGCCTCATCGGTGCCATCGTTGAATGAGCTGATGGGTTTAGCACCCAGCAAAATGAGTGCGTCTGAACAGATTGAAACGCTGGTATCACCGGCTGCCATTTGCGTTACTCCATATCTCTTTTACCCAACCCGTGGAACCAGCTCCCTTGGGTTCGCCATGAAAGCAAACCACCCGAGGATCATCTGGCCGTGGCTTGTCCCTGCAATGCAACTTGTATGAAAAAATCTGATTAGGAAACTCGTCTTGCCATAAATGCACAGGCTTTTGATGCTCAGAAATATAAGCCTGATCACCCAGCCTGGGAACAACTCGATACTCTGCCATGTACTTTTCTGTGTCTTGCATAAACCTGTGATACAGATGTGTGTAATCTCCATTCCACGCCATCATCCCACTGTTAGGGATGTTCCAGCTACCAAAGTCTCGTAGCATAGTGAACTGATGCGGAAAGTTTGCCAGGTCATTTAAGTCACCAGAAATCACCGTATCCAGATCAAAATAAACCACATTGCCCTCAAAGACCTCTGAGAACAATTCAATCTTAGACCACCAACCTGGCCAGCCATGCTTCAAAGGGATTCTTTCGCACGGCACTTCAACATCCGAAAAACACACAAAACGATGCTCACCTAAATGGTCGGCCACCATGTTACGCAGCCGCAGCACATCATCCGCAACATAACCATCTTTGTAGATGGCACCGCCAAATTTGCCTGACTTCAAAACGCAGGCCACCGTAATCACTGCGGCATCCCCAACAAACCAGCAGTAAAGCCAGACATCGAATAAATACCCTCGTACTTACCCTGATCTCGATGCGAGATCATGCAGGCCTGCCAGTGCAGAATATTGTGTTCCTCGGCAAACAAAGTCTTGTCTGCCTTTTTCGTGTCCATGTAGCCTGGCACATAGTGCTGGGCATCGGTGGACAACTGAATGCCTGCCATGATCACCTCGTCAAACCCCAGGCCATGCTTTGCCCATAAAGCTGCTGATGGCCCACTTGACCCGGTAACCCAGTGCAAACTTTTCCACACATAGTCCACCTCATTCCATGCTTCATCAGGCGTGGGAACCAACCACAGGCCACCACCGTTACTGTACTTCCTTGGCCGAGTATGCACATACACTTTGCGGCCAATGCGCCGCTTAATAATGTGGGCCTCGGCATTGTGCAATGTCCAAATATGTTCAATCTCTGGCACCAACTGGGCTGTGTAATTGGCCCCTAATACTGTTGCCCCTGGCCGCAGCTTCTTAGCTTTGGCTAGGTCTTCATGCAAAGAGGGGGCTGAACCACAAACAATGGCGCAGCCCCCATGCTTCTGAGTGTACTCAACCGGCAAAATTAGTCGGAATCAATAGCACCCAAGGCCGTGGCATTGGTCACATCAATAATGCCTGATGTGTTCGATGTCACAATCACAAGACCATAAGTCGGGGTGGTGCCAGCAGCATTAGCGTGGACATAAATCAAATCGCCCACATTCATGCTGTTACGCATACCCGTGTTGGTCGTGTTGCCGTTGTCAAAATAACCGGCACCATCAACTGCCGTAACCAAGTCATTGGTGCGGTACGCCCAGATCTGGGGTGCCTTACCACGCTTGGAACCAGCAACCAGGTTCAAACCTTCTTTATCAAAAGCCATGATCTAGCTCCTTTCCTTAAGCTTCTGTCGTGGAGATCTTGACGATGCCTTCAGCATCAATCGCAACCGCACCGGCAGAGAACATCGAGGACACCAAGAAGGAAGTCTTCTCGGGGATGTAATTGATTTCGGTTTTGGGAGCAATTCCCTCTGCCATACCAATTGCATCACGGTGGAACGCAAACGAAGTGCGTGTCGAAGGCTTAGGCAAGCCACCCTCATCACGGTCACCCAGGGTGTGGAAGGTGAACCCGAGGAAGGTGTTGATCTCACCAGCAACCAAGGCCTTAACCGTATTGAAGTCGCTGCTCGTAACCGAGGTCTCGGAGAGCAGGGACTGCAAGCCAGAGGCATGGATGATGATGTGACGGTTGTCCATCGGCACATTCTTGGTGTCAAGCTTGCCCTTAGCGTCACGAAGCTTTGCAACATTAAGGTTAGAAGCCGTACCACCAACATCGGTTGTGGTTGTGCTGGTGCCCGAAGCAGCGTTCAGCGCATCAAGAATGAGCTGATCGTGGCGGCGGCCAATAGCGTTGGAGAGAACCTGAACAAGCTCACGCCGCTCGTCAAAGTTAACTTTGGCCTGCATGAAGATGTCGCTGTATTCAGCAGCAATCCAGTCCTCAAGAGTCGCAGTAACTTGCGAGTAGGTGACATTGAGAGGCGAAACATCGGACTGGGGAACACGAACTTGTGCAACACCCTTACCGACTTTAGGGAACTTATAGGTAGAACCTTCTACACCAGAACGAAGCCGAACAGCACCACGGAGCATGGACTGGCCTTGATAGGCCTGCTTAACTTCGGCATCGAACAGGGTTACAAAGGCTGAAGATAACTGAATAGCCATTTTGCTTTCCTTTCGAGAAAATTAAAAAAGTAAGTTTCTCGCCTGCCGGTTAGCCAGTTGCCTGGGCCGTCCTGCTTGCAGTAGGGTGCCAGCCGGTGGATTACCACCATCTCCGGGTTCAGATAGGATATCTGAATTAGCCTTGCCCCGATTATAGGATGAGACTATTTAAGAATGCAAGCAAAAAAAAGCCCACCGGATGGTGGGCAAACCAAGTGACCTTGGAGGAGGAGAAGTTAAGTACCGTAACGCTGCTGGAACTTGCGCTCTACTTTAGCACGGTAAGCTGGATCTTTGTAGTACTGATCATTGATCATGGCCCTTAGTTCCTCATCGGACTCACCACCATCAATCGGGGCAGACTCTACAGGGATGCGCCCCTCGTAAGCCTCACGCACCTTCATTAGTGCTTTGAGACCCTTGGCAGTTCCACCCATCACCTTAAACTCTTCAAAGTCTTCTGCACCCCAGACACCCTTGCTGACCAATCCCCTGGCCCAGTTGACCATGCCATTGACCACTGCCTGGCCATTGGGGCCAAGTGCCTTCAGCTCGGCAGCAGGGTCAACTTCTGCGCCTACCGGGTTTAGCTCACCGGCCACCTCGTTAACCCTAGTAACCAAGGCATCAAAGGCTGCCTGGCTTATGCCGTGATCCTTGGCCCATTCCAGCACCGGGTTAGCCAAGGGGTTGCTGTCGAGGTTCTCGCCAAGCAGGCTTGTGTCGTACTTACCATCGGGTGGTGCTTTGTGCTTGCCTTGGGACACAATCTTTCTCATGTCCGTCCAGCTCTTGGCAATAGCCTCTAGATCTGGCTCATTTTCTTCTTTGCGCCAGAAGTTCTCTGGCCACCAGTCAGGTCGTTCTAAGGGTTCATCGTCTGGGATCGAGTCAGTGGCTCGATGCTCAATAGTGACTTCAGATGGTTCTGGGGTCTGGCTCTCCTCTTCAGCAGTGACGCTATCGAGTAGGCCAGTGCTTTCACTAGGCTCGACTGCTTGATTTTCTTCGCTCATGGTTTCCTTGCTCGTTGAATGCGGGATTCGATCTCCTTAACCAGAGAACATCTCCCCTCTAAAAAATATCCCACGCTCGGATCTGAGCCTGGGTTCCAGCAAGGCTGCTCAACCGTCTGCTCTCGCATCCACTTCAGCAGCTTTTGCCCCTCGTCTGTGCCAAAGACTTGCAAGCACAATTTGTCAATGTCGTTAATCACTACGGGTTCTAACGCCCGTTGCATTGCATCAATGTCATCCCATCCCGCCATTAAGCTGCTCCCTGATCAGGCCCAACCGCTGCCTGTTGATTTTGAGCCACCATCTGCTGCTGGCCCGCCATGGCCATCATGGCCTGGTCTTCCATCATCAGCTTGCGCTGCTCTTCAATAAGGTAGGCACGCTCGGCTGCCGTAGTACGCACCGAGGCAGGCACACCCAGCTTCTCGCCAATAAAGTCGATGGCATCCCCGGTCTTGATCGCAATCTGACCTTCATTGCCCATGCCAGCAGTGATCTGCATAAACTGAAGGATGGCGTTAACCTCTTCCATGTTCTGGGCCATGGCCAGAGGTGCCACTGGGGAAACCTTAACCTCTAGGCCATTGACACGCAGGGGCATATCAATCAAGCCCTTCTCGTCCATCACACCTAGGATGCGGCCAACCAGGGGAACCATGGTCTCGTTGATCAGGCGGCCAAAGGCTGAACCCAGGTTCTGGGCCAGCTCCTTCATGCGCTCGACCACCTCGGTGGCAGATCGGGCACTCATGTTGTCGGGTGGCAAAGACTCATCAAGTAAGACTCGCTTAATGTTCTGGCGCAGATCGTTAATCACAATCTGGCTTACATTGAAGTCACCTGACCGGGGCAATGGTCTAAGGGTTTCCCCTTGGGGGCCACCGTTCCTAGCCACCGGGATGATGGCACCCGGCAGAAGCTTGACCGTCTGTGGGTTTAGCACGCCATCATCGGCAGCAGTGTAGACCCCGGCCACGGCCAAGCTTGCATTTTTGAGCAGCAGCTCAAGGGTTTTGTTCAGGGTCTTAATGTCTGGCAAAGCAGTGAGCAAGGGGCCACGGCCATAGATCTCGCCTGCCACCTTCATATAGCGGGAGATCACCCATGGACTGCTGTTAGTGCGCCTGTAGACCAGTTCAAGCTTTGAGGTCTTGTCAATCACATGGTAGCAATAGTCACCACGCTCGGCATCGTATACGGTGGCCTCAAGCAGCTCCACCTCGTCTGTGGGTTTCTGGTCGATGCGCTGTTTTACTTCAATAGGAATCTCAGCATCACGCCATTGCTGGGTAATGGATTCGCCCTTCATCCGCATCCTGCGGTAGACCTTGTCCACCATCCCATTGGCACCCTCTTCATAAGAGATCAGGAACATGGGCACAGGAATAAAGTTGATGGGCGCAACATCATCACCCGGCAGGATCAGCATTCCAGCAGTGCCCACGGCCAGGTCGAGCAGAAACTCACCAATGGCAATGTCAAAGTTGGACTGCTTCAGGACTGCAAACATTTTGTCGTTGTAGGCATCCAGCACAGCCTGGGCCTGAGCTTTACGGTCTGGCGGGATGTCGGTGCCAGGCTCAAGCCTGCACCATTTGCGCTGCGGGGGGAAGATGCCAGACTGCAGACGGTTGGCAAACCGCTGGGTGGATGTGATGGCCGTGGAGTCAAAGACTCGGGTCATCTTCTTCTGGCCCTGGCTGTTGCCTTCCCAGTAACCATAGAGCTGCCGCTGTGGCAGGGCAAACTCGTAGGCATCCCGATAGAGTTCCTCAAAGAGATCTTTGCGCCTTTGGGCAACCTCAGCTCGTTTAATGATCTCTTCCACGGGCATCTTCTTGCCCATGTACTTACTGTTCTTGTCGTAGATTTCAGCCATTTTCTTTTTGCGCCTCGTATCGCTTCAACAGGTTACGGCCTTTCTCGGCCAGTCTTGCGGCAGCAGATCGAGTCGTGGGGGCTGCTTCGCCCCAGGCTCTAGCTGCCAGTGCGAGGCGGGTAGGCTCACCATCATCTTTGGTCAAAGGCCCGCTTGGGTTGGTGTAAAACCGGGTAAGGAAACTGCCTTTCCTTCTCATTTTTTCTGGGGTGTCGGCTGCACCCTTCACGCCAGGCTTGAGGTCTGCCCCTTCCTTGCGCTTGAAATACTTGCGGCCAGCAGCAGTCAGGCCACCCTTTGGGTCTTTAATGGGTTCGCTCATTCGCTCCACTCCACAATAACCTCAGCAGCGTGTGCAGTGCCATTCACATTGGTGAGTCTGATCAGATAAGAAGTCAATGGCTTTAAGATCAGATTGCTTGAGCCGACATCACCACCACCGGCCTTCTTACCTGAACCACCAATAAGGATCTGCTTCAAAACCAGGGTGCCAACATTGGTGACAGTTGGGCCAATGGTGATGGCCGAACCACTGGCCACAGTGGAATTGCGATTAAGCTTGACCGCAGTTGCAGCAGTTCCACCTGTCATGGTGGCACCCTCATACAAAAAACCCAAGGCATCGCCCTGGCACAAACCAAAGAATGACACCACCGGGGTAATGCCTGCATTCCAGGCAATACCAATATCAATCGAGGCACCATCTGCTAAAGGGTTAGAAAAGTCATACACCACCCCAGCCCCATAGACCTTTCCATCATTGAGTTTCTGCGCCCCGTAACTAATCTGTGGCATTGGATCGTCCACGCCCACCAGCACTTGGCTGCCACTGTTTGCAATAAAGCTGGGCGAGGTGTGCTGGGTTTCTGTGGTCAGTGACTCACGGGTGACGATAAGGGTCACTTCTTATTCCGCATCGCTGTCTTGGCTGCCTTCTTAAATGCATCGGCAGTGGGCGCACCCTCGGTGCCTGGCTTACGCATCTTTTCTTTAGAACCCTCTGCAATGCGTTTGCGCTTGGCATGAATATTTGCGTAGAGGCCAGCTTTCATTTGTAGCCACCCGCTTTCTTGCCCTCGCTCATGGCAATGGCCTTGGCCTGTTGCTCGGATTTCACCTTGCCGCCTGAGCTGGATTTCAGTTTGCCCTTGGAATACTCACGCATAACCATGGCTACCTTTTTCTGCATTTTGGATTTGTCTGGCATAGTGTCCTCACATCATTTGAGTGGTTTGCTCAGTGGAATTTAAGCTTGCACCACCAGCACCAAGACCAAGCTCAGGTGACAAGCGTGCCTGGGAAAGCAGTGACCTACGGCCTGACCTGCGAGTGGCACGCAGCCGAGAGGACTCACGCTCACCCATTTCACGCTGGGCAGCCTCAAGCTCGGCAGATCGCCTCTTTGCTTCCTCTTCAAGCTTTGCACGCTCTGCGGATGCACGCTCTGTTTCGGCCTGCAAACGCTCACGGGCTATTTGAGCCTGTTCTTGCTGGGCAGCAGCCTGAGCCTGCATTTGTCGCTCAACCGCAGCAGACTGCTCGGCAGCCTGGGCCTGTGCAGCAGAAGCCTGGCGTGATGCCTGCCTTCTTGCCTTTTGTGCTTCACTTACTGCTGCCACTGAGGCAGCAGCAACAATATAAGGGACAACAGCAGACATAAGTATTCTCCTATCGAATCCTAGCCATTAAGAAGTGATCCTGCCCATCCTGTCCATAACATCGCATCAAGCCTTCCATCTCAAATCCTAAAAGCTTTGACCACCGAACAAAACCGGCATTAACAAATTCTATCGTTATTTGAACTCGATTGAAACCCTCAGATATCTGCCATCGCTCTAATTCTTCTTGGGCGTGCCTCAATATCGTTTTTGCGTAAGTGTGGCGATAATCAGGGTTAACCAGCATCCATGCCTGGGCAGCAGTTGGGTGCAAGGCATAGAGGCCAAAGGCAGCCAGGTATTTATCGTCTTTGATCAGGGAAAGGCTTGCCTGGCTATGCTCGGCAAGGTGGTGGGCAACCGCAATCGGGGTTGGGTCACCGATCAGTGGGATGTGTTCTGGCTGGAAATCAATTAGCAAAGACATCGAAATCAGTCATGGCATTGGCCTGGAAAATGGGCTGGCCACCCGCACCGATTGGAGTCTTGGTTAGCCTGCGATGTTCCCCACCACCAAGCAAGAGATATCCAAAGGCATCCCCGCAATTGTGGACAAGAATGCCGTTAGCGTAGAACTGGTGCTGGTCATCCACTGTTAGATCGTAGACTCTTGCGTGACTCTGAAAGTACCTTTTTCTTGCAAGTCGCACTACAGGTTTTTGTTTTGCGGTATCGGTTGACAGAGAAGATTGATCCGCACATAACGCATGATCTTTGGATGTTATCGACCCCGGCCTTGCGCCTGGCAGCCGACACACAGTTTTTGCTGCAAAACCCAATGCCATTTTTAAGCGATCCAGCCAAGTATTGGTATTCAACACCGCAATGGTCACAGTTCCTTGAAAGTATCTCTCGATCCTTCCAGCTCTTTTTGCCGTGCTTACTGTGCCAGGCTCGGCCTTCATCGGACTGATGCCACTGCTTTGCCCCGGCCTGTCGCTGCTCTGCACCATTAAGCCACCAATTGGGGTCAGTTGCTTTTCTCTCGGCATAATGCAGTCGAGAGTGTTCTGAATGACTGATAAGCTCCAGGTTCTCAATGGCGTTGTTTCTTCGGTCTCCATCTTTGTGGTGGATATGGAAGCCAGGTGGGATCGGGCCTTTAATGCTTTCCCAAACAAATCGGTGCATATAAACGCCACGATGTTTTTTCCAATCCGCTTTGTAGTACCCATTGGGTTTGCAATAAAACCGAACTCCATTAAATTGCTGTACCGGGTTCTTGGCTTGCATGATGTTTCCTCACTAAAGAATAAGTGAGAGTAGTTTAACGCATCTGCAATACATACACCATCATTGGTTATAAATGGGTGATCTTTTGTGCAGACTAGGACAGCACCATTGTTAAAGGTCAGCTCTATTAGTTCATTGGTTTGCCTAGACATGGTGGCCGTGACCAGTCGTGATCCAGCAGGGGTGTTGACATAATCTCCGACCTCGATTGATTCAATGGGTTGCTGGCCCAATGGAGTGCTAACAAGTGTGCCAGCGACAAAGCAGTGGGAGTGTTCATTTTTATTCGGGGCATCTCGGAATCTTTCTTGCCCCGCTCCAATGGCAATTCGCTTAAAATGATAACCGCCGGCAAGTGACTTGCGGAGGAGCTTGCATTCTCTATTCACAATGAGACCGGGCTTGCCAGCGATCAGTCGTTGCATGGGCATGGCTGCAGCTTCACGCCTGACCTTGAAGTCATTGCTGTGGGTAGGCTGGGCACGCAGCCCAAGGGTTCTGAGGTGGTCAAACGCTGTCACCTCGTAGATGGCATCTCTGGCCATACCGGCTGGGTCACCCCAGACCAGTATTTGAGCCTTTGGGTAGCGGGTGTTCAATTCCGCTAGGAGCTGTTGGCCAAACCGCTCCAGGCCCATATCGAAAGTCACAATCTCGTGCAGGACTTGCCACCGGCCATTGGGTAGCTTCTGGCCAATGATGGCAGCCGGGGTCAAACCAAAGTCAACGCCCACCTGAATGGGTAGGGCAGGATCGTATTCTACTTCACCCGACATGATGCTGTCGTCATACTCTGGCCAGACGGGTCTGCCCTCTTGCACATAAGTGTACTCGCCTGCTGCATAGCACCTAATCCAGTCGAGATTCTTACCCAGTAACATCTGCTGGTAGTAGCCTGCCGGTAGGTTGCCAATGTTCTCGGCCTTCTCATTCAGCTTCCACCACTTGCCAGCAGAGAAGATATGGTCTTGTGCCTCGGGGTTTTCAGGCAGATCAGCAGGATCAACAGGCACAATGCCGCCTGGCTGCTTAAAGAACTTCCAGGCATAGGCACCCGACATCTTTTCCTTCTCGGCCATCCTGAACCACCAATGGTCATCGTCCATGGGGTTGGTGTCCATCCAGATGCCGTGCCAGGTTGCGCCACCGTCACGCTTAGTGGGATACCGGCCAACTCGATGTGTAAGGCCATCAATGACTGCCTTTGGCAGCTCTCTGGCCTCATTCACCCAGGCACCTGTTAATTCCAGGGAAAGTAGCTTTCGGACATCCTTGGGCTGGTCGAGAGCCAGGAATATGACTTCACAGTCAATACCTGCAGCATCACCTCGGCTAGGCAGCTTTATATGGTGGGTAATGGGTGGAGTCCAGAGCAGTGGGCCAAAGGTGGCCTCTGGGAATAAGTCGAGCCAGGTCTTGATTGTGGTGGTCTTCAGCATGGGGTAGCTGTTACGCACAATGGCAAACCGGGTGTACTTGATCCCATCAATGGGACTAGGTGCCTGCTTGACTGCTCTTAACATAATCTCGGCAGCGCAGGCGTAGGACTTGCCAGAGCCTACTGGCCCTCGAATACCCCTGACAAAGGCATTGCTTTGCAGGAAGTTGTAGACAATCGGGCTGCTTCTGAAATCCAGGTTCAGGCCTGCGCCAATGGTCTTGGTGGACTGCTCCTTAGTCTTCAAGGCTGTTCAACTTCTCTAAGTAATGCTGGGCTTTCAAGTAGTCCTGCTTGGGGTTCTTGGCCCTGGCCATGTACTTAATGACATTGCCCTTTAAGAATCCTTTGAACTCTTCTTTGGTAAGCCAGCACTCCATGGCATCCCAGGGCTGGATGTCGAGCCTGGTGTAGTGGTCACCACCGACTTGTTTCAGGTTCACTGTTTGTTTGTCCATATTTCCAGGCATGACTGCTCCAGCTCCATAGAGACAGGGTTGGTCTTCAGGGCATCCGTGCGCCCACGGTTGTAGCTGTCAATAATGTCTGTGGGTGTAATCCGCTGCTTCACAATCACCGGGGCATCTGTGAGCCTGTCATACGCCAGGCAGACCAGTATTCCCATTGCAAACCCTACGGCCCAATTAGGCATCTTTTATCTCCGCTTCTATTGTTTCTGGTGCTTGTACATTGATACCAATAACACTAGGCTTGTCAGAACCATCATCCGGGTTATCCAGCAGACCCGAGGCCTTAGCCAATAGCCTTAGCACCCCGATCTTGTCGTGCAGCTCAATGTCCAAGTAACTGTTACCATCCTTGTCTGTGCGCTGCTTGATGTTTTTAATAGCCTGCAGAGCGTGTTCAGGGATGTCTTCACTGGCTTTAATCTGCACATTACCCTGGGAATCCCAGCTCATAATGTCTGTGATCTTGGTGTTGGCCATGCAAAGCAGCGTATAGGCCACTGCTTCCCGGTTCTGCACCAGTGTGTCTGACCGTTCCAGCCTCTTTTGAATAGCCCGAACCCCACCCCAGCCATTAAGACTGGGGATCTGGTTGGCCATCCTCGACTGCTGTCTAGCCACTAAAACGGCACCTCATTGTCCTGAATGTCATCAAAGGTCTTGGCCCTAGCCTTGGGAGGCGCAGATCCCTGTTGGGGGCTGGTGTAATTCCCAATCTTCAAACTCAGAAACTCTTTACCCGAGTTCTTGCCAGTCTTGAGCCAGGCCACCAACTCCACCTCATGGCCATCAGGTAAGACTAATGCACCTTTGTAATCGGGTCTCTTGGGATTGTCACCCTTGTTGTTGGGAAACAGGGTTCCTTCATTGTTTCTCTTTTCATAGGCCATGTGGCACCTCCTTTAGATATCTATGAAATTGAAGTCTAAGGTACTTGTCTTTTGTTTGGCAAGTGGAGTATTATTCATTCACCGAAAGGTTGCGGGTTGTGTGGACGGGGTCTCAACGCCAGCGCACAAACCAAAGATCCGATACTGGGGGATTGTTGTTTAAACATCGGCAGAGGTGGCGAAGCTAGTGCCTCAACAACAGACGACTGGCGAGTCGAGCGGCTCCGGCGGAGAAGTATCGTAAAGGACTCTTTCATCTTCTATGACAGGGATGGCTGAGTCTTGCCCACCAGCAGAGAAGTAGTTATAAGAGAGTAATACTGTAGTTATAGGTACAGTGTAGAGAAGTAAGACTGCGTATCAATGGGAAGTCTCCCGCCTGCATCACAATCCCACTTAGCAAGACCTCAAAACCTCAAATAAAAAAAAATGGGTCTCCCTTATTGGGAAAAACCTAGCCAAAAATTCAGAGGAACACCCACGCTATATGGCGAGACCGGGGGGGGCATAAGGTGCCTTTCGCTGGCGGGGCGGCAACAAGCCAGCCCCAGCCAAGCTGGATGCCGTGCATACGAACCTTTGCATCACCGACAAGCACGGTCTAGCCTGGTTACTAGCACCTTCAAGGCAGCCACCGGGTCACCCTCACGGGCGCAGGTCTCCAACATGGCACGGCTGGCACCCAGTTCCAGGGCCATCTCCAGCCACCGCACGGCAGTCTCATCAACATTGATTACATAAGAACTCAGCACCCGTACCGCCTCATCCAGACTCAGCTTGCCTGGTTCCTCAACGCTCTGAGGTTGCGCCATGTTATGTAAACTACGGTCTTCATATAATATCTTTTCTGTAACTATTGGTTCTTTCTTCTTCCTAGCCATTGCTTCTTCCTTTCTGATTTGCTCTGGTGGTCGGCAGTCTTCCCGGCTTGAGTTGATGCTGATGGCATCGTCAGCAGAGATGTCTGAGTCGTAGATGATTCGCCTGGTTGCTGCTTTTTCCCTGGCGAATGCCTTGCTGATTTCCTCGATGTAGCCTCGGTTCTTTAGGATGGTGAGGTGCTTGTGGACTGCCTGGCCGCTGATCCCGAGGTCTTGGCCGACACGCTTGAGTCCGACCCAGGTTACGCCAGCCGGGTTAGCGTAGCTGGCAAAGGCTGCCAGTACTTTGATCTGTGTAGGTCTTACTGTCTTGTCTGACAGGATTCTTGAGGGGATAACGCAATAGGTTCTCTTGTCCTGTAGTGGTGCCTTCTTGATCTTGTCTAGCGGGTTTGGGAGCTGGAACTTGGTAATTACGCTGCTATCCATCTGAGTTTCGCCTGACCAACAACAGGTTGCCATTCTCTGCCCGGTCTTGTCATCCAGGCTTCTGGTTTATTGGCCCTTAGCTGGGCAACGCATTTCCAACCCGCACCACGCAAACTGGCACCAGATTCTTCTTGCAAGGTGTAGGTAATTAAACGGGTCCAACCCAGTGCTTTAGCTGCTTGCCAGCATCGAGCATATAAAAACGAACAAGCATTCTTAGGTGCGGTTTCCAAGACACAGCACCGAGTCACTTCTGCTGTTGTGCTGTCATCCAGCTTTCTAGCTACGGGCCTGCCGACTATTGCTACCCCGACCAGGTTTTGACCGTCAGAACACCCGACTGCAAACAGCCCACCAATGGGTGCTTTGTTATGTCTGTGAAAGTTATCCACAAACTCCTTAGCCTCTTTTAGCGTGACTGGGATTGCCTGTAGTTGTAGAGTCTGAGCATCTCTTCCCTCAGCTTTGCCCACTCTGCTTCCCCTTTTGATTCTCTCCATTTCCCCAGAAAGGCTTGCCGGGTTCGCTTGGATCTGTAGGTCCTAAGTACCCATCTCGCTTGGCAATACCTGGTATAGGCCTCTGATTGAAGGGCAAGGTGTCTCCCATCCTCGGTCTTGATGAGCCTGGCGTTTGGGTGCAGCTCTCCACAGGCTTCGCACTTGAGATCTTCACTCAAGGTCTTCCCTGATCTGTGCAATCAACCAGGCCATGGGTACTACAGCTCGCCAGGGTTGCCCATTGCGCCTGTACGCCACTATTGGCACTTCCCTGGGATCACAGACCTTCTCAATCTGCTGACACCAGTCATCCAGCCTGAGAGCTTCCCTGCGCTTCACCTCGATGCGGTACTTCCCAACCTGGATGTCGTCTCCACCATCCCGAGCCTGGCCTAACTTCCGCTTAACTTCAAACCCCAGCTCATCGGTGAGGATCTTGGACAGCTCTCGCTCCCCGGCAGCTCCCTTGTTCCTGGCCATCTTGCCTGTCATAGGTATTGATCCTCAATCTTGGTGACAATCCTCACGGCATCCAGGTAGCCTGCCCACCAGCCATCGAGATAAGCCACCTTCACCGGGTCTGTCTCTTTCTCCCTGGCAGCCAGAAACCTCTTCTTGGCCTGCTGCAATAGCTCGTCATTAAAGACCCTGCGTAACTCAGCGTTAATCATTCTCTCCCCCTGATCAACTGATCCAACCTGTCTTCCAGGCTTCTAGCAGGCTGCAGGTGCTGATGGATAAGATCATGGATGATGGCCATGCGTGACCTTCCCTGCGCCTCTGTGGCCTCGTCCAGTAGCTTCCTAGCCCCAGGCCTCAGCCTGATATAGAACCCGGTATAGGGTGGTTCTGTCTGTTGTTCTTCCATGCAAGGGAAGATATCTCAGACTATCAGAGGATGGCAAGCAATACTATTTTTCAATGATGAGCAGATTCCACTTGACAAGAGATATCTGCCTAAAGAGAATGGGAACCGTAGTACTTAACTTCAACTTCTCTAAGGAGAGATCGAATGACAAAGCAAACCACCTTCAATCAGATGTTCCCCGGCAAGTCACCCGCTGAGATCGAGGCTGCCAAATGGGCTGAGTATGACGCAATGGTCGAGGCCGTGATGGAAGAACTGGGCTGTGACCACTCCGATGCTGAGGGCATCGTTGATGCTCGCTTGAGCCAGGAGGCCTAAGCCATGAACTACATTGCCTACTATCGTGTCAGTACCGACAAGCAAGGTGCCTCTGGCCTCGGCCTCGAGGCCCAGCAGGCTGCCGTGCAGTCCTACGCTGCCGACATCATCCACAGCTTTAC